TGGGCGAACGGGTGGATATTCGCTCGAGAGGTCATGGAAGATTCACAAGCTATTGATTTAGCTATTAAAACCTTGGCTCTTTTCAAGCTAGATTATGGAGCCGTGGATATAATGAAGGATAAGAAAGGCCACTACGTAGTCGGAGAGATTAACACAGCTCCAGGGCTGGAAGGTAAAGCCTTGGATTTCTACGTCAAGCACCTAGAGAGGTTGATACAATGAACGCAGCACCAGCAGCACCATCTGTTCCCAAGAATCTTGATTATTCTCTTTTACAGGACCAAGTATCCAAGTTTAAGACCCCTCACGGGGTTAAAATCGGGGATAGGTTGTACGCTATTCGGGCTCTCTTCAGCCAGTACAATTGTGCCATTAAGTTTGTGGGACGGCTTACTCCTCACGTATTCTTGGCTGACGGGAATCCGATCCCGTACGTTGGAGTGGATGAGAAGAAAGTGTTCGATAAATACAAGAACGCTATTATTGAGGAGTTCTCGAACTGGGTGGTAACTCCTGGTACTTACCCTATTCTTGAGGCAAATAACCCATTTTTCCCCGGAGATCACGGAAGATATCTCCCGAACGCTCTGGTTTATGCTGATCGTATCTCTAAAGAAGACCAGTCCGGGTACTCTTGGTTCAACTGGTTCCCTACGTTCATCAAGGAGCTGGAGACTGGAAAGCACGGATGGCAAGTTATCCGAGGAGTGAAGTTCAGGAATAATACGTACGGGACAACTGGTCCGTTATCACAAATCTATACCCTTATTCCTCCCAAGTTCGTGGATTATCTGGTAAAGTGAGGAGGTGATTTATGGCTAAGAAAACGAGAGTGATGGACCAAAAAGAAAAAGCCCTCTGGGTTAGAGGGCTTCTTAGTGGGAAGTACAAGCAAGGCACAGGAGCATTGAGGACAGAAGATGGTAAATATTGCTGCCTAGGAGTAGCTCAAGAGTGTATAGCTGGTACTAAACCACCAGCTCATAAAGCTTTTCTAAGATCAGGTAGATTTGGTTTGTCTCATGATCTTCAGGTAGCTCTGGCTGAAGCTAATGACGGAGGGGAGGATAGAGTCAGTTTCTTTAAAAAGGCTGGATTTAATACCTATCCAGGTAGGTATGGTAGTAAGGCTAGCTTCAAGACTATTGCTAACTGGATTAAGAAGAATCTATAATAGCCGGGTCTTAGTACCCGGCAAGAGTTCTTTCTAGTAGATCTTTTCTAGAAGAGGTTAAACCGAAGAAACTTTCCGATCTTACGATCGGTTTTAAAGAAGATCTTTATTTTATCACATTTCTTAGGATAAGTCAATACCATGTCTGCTGTAACAATCTCCGGCTTCCCCACTTGCTGTGGGCTATACCTGCTGTACAATATTCAATCTGGTACCGTAGATGGAGTAATCTCCCACGTGAACAAGATGATAGGTAAGAACTACCCTATCTGTTTCACGGATAACGATTTTCCTAGGCTTGGAACTAGGACCTTAGGAGGTCCTTCTCTAGCTCAAGAACTCAGGAAGCTGGGATATAGGGTAGACGAAACTGTTCTTTGTAAAGAAGTTCTGAGCCAATCACAAAAAGATGCTTGGCAAAACGCTAAGTTCCTTGAGGGAGAAAAACAGCCTACACATTATCGTCTATATCTCTATACTTGGTGGTACACGACGCCAAGCAGCCCACACGGACGAGGAGTCCAGGGCGCAAAGCCCTCAATAATCTATAATAAAGAAAAAGGAACGTATGAACTCGACGGAAAAGAAATCGAAAAGACCCAGAATAATAATCCTCTCCCTCGACCAACTTCGCGAAAGAGAATTGCAAACCGAATCCGAGGACTTCGACAGCTTCGACGATTGGCCGGCCCAAATCCCTCTAGACTTTAACCTAGACTCTATTCCTTCGTATAACGGTCCAGGAGACGATGAGTCGCTAGACCCTAGTGAGGGGTATGGGGATGATGACGAAAACGGTTTATAAGGTCCCTGAGAGGGTACAAAGAGAGGTGGAATTATGGGCCGATGGCCTAGCCTCTGGGGAATCTTCTCGGGGAGTGTGTCCTAAGTGCTTGGGAGGTAGTAGTGGTGAGAAAAGTTTCCTTTGTTCACGATCTACGTCTGGAATTGCTCACTTCATTTGTTTTCGTGCTTCTTGCGGTTATAGAGGCACGGTTGATCTTGTCCTAGGTCCAGGGTCTACTCCGGTCCCCAAGAAGACTCACCGGATGATGAGGGGACTGGAGACTCTAGATAAGCACCAAGTAAAGTGGTATAGGGAGAAATTTGACATAAATCCTGGCACAGAGGTATACTGGTGTCCGTCTGTGTCCAGGTACGCATATAGGGTTTATGGACCAACAGGGGGCCATAGAGGGTGGATTTTAAGGGATTTTAACGGGTACGGACAAGGAGCTAAGTCTCTAGCGTATAAAGAGAAAGAGGACGAACCGTTCATTGGGTGGTTCGACGGCTCTAAGCCTGGAGATTTCCACCCGGTAATCGTAGTAGAGGATATAGTATCGGCTAGGAAAGTATCCGATGCTGGGTTCAAATCAGTATCCCTTAATGGGGCTAACGCTTTAGGATTTGAGGAGATTTACGAGATAAGGGCGGAAACGCCGTCCATTATAATTGCGCTGGATAGAGGTATGCTGCCTCTCTCTATCCGGTATAGGTCTAAATATGAGATTTTGTTCGACGATATCGTTATTTGGCAGCTAGATAAAGACCTAAAGTACGTAGATAGAACAAGAATAAGAGAAGGGGTAATTAATGGAAGGGCGGATTTTATCGGCAATAGCTAAAGACAGGGGTCACTATGAGGCAGTTAAAGACCTACTTGGGGACGCCTTTTCCCAAGTTTTTTCACCGATCTCCCAGACAATCGCAGGAGTTCTGGAAGATTTCTATGCTAGAGACGGATCTGCGAGGACTTGTACAAAAGAGGAGCTTCTTGACAGAGTTACAGCTCAGGGATATAATACTAAGCAGTCTAAGGCGATTGAAGATGTCATCAATTCCCTTGACTGGTCCATATCTGTTCCCAATTTGTTGCACGATATTCGGCTCCAAAAGCAGCGCCGAGTCGGCGATAAGTTGGCTGGGCTCTTGGCAAACCGGGCTGAGCCAGAAGAAATTGTACCCCTTCTCGACGAGTGGAAAGAGGCATTAGGCGATGATAGTAATTCCAGCACAGACATGTCTGACGATATGGTCTTTCGAGAGATCCCCGTTGAAGACCTCATTAGAGTGCATTTTTCATCAGAAGGAACAATTCCCTTCGAATCTAAAGTCCTTAATGAAAAATGTGGAGGCGGAGTTAGAGCCGGTCATCACATCCTTATCTTTGCTAGACCAGAAATCGGAAAAACCCATTTTGCACTCGACTTGGCGAGTGGATGGTTATCGCTCGGCAAGAATATACTATACCTTGGTAATGAGGAACCACTCGCTGACGTTACTTTTCGACTTGTACAGCGTCTTTGCAAAGTCTCGAGACGAGATATTCTGGAAAATCCTGAGAGAGCTACAGGCACGGCCTTTGCCAGAGGATACTCTGGGTTTACAGGGATCTCTGTGGCTCCGGGGAATTTTAGACTGTTTAACCACTTGACAGAGAAGTATAAACCTGATATAGTATTTATAGAACAGTTAAGAAACGTAGATGTAGGAGATGATAACCGTGTCACAGCCCTCGAAAAAGCTGCAATTGGTGCTAGAAATCTGGCGAAATCGCGCGGGGTTGCCGTGGTGTCTGTCACTCAGGCAGGAGAATCCGCTGAAGGTAAGCCTTTCCTTGGTCTCTCAGACATTGACTTTTCAAAAACCGGAATTCCTGGAGCCATTGATCTGGCAATTGGTATCGGAGCAACTGAAGAGTATAAAAGGGCTGGAGTCCGCGGGATCAGCCTCCCTAAAAATAAACTTGGAGGTAACCACGACACCTTCCTCGTCCGATTCAACACAAATATCGGAACTGTGGAAGAAATTAACTCCTAAAGAAAAAGAAGAAGCGATAGAGTACTTTGAAGATAAAGCCACTGGATCTAAATCCTGAAATATACCTAAGAGATGATTATGTCGTCCTCGACTTTGAAACTACTAATCTCAATAGAGGTTCCCCTGTCGAACCAGGGAATCGAGTGGTCCTCGCAGTTTGGAGATGCGGTCCGACGCATCCAAGTTTTAACAGGAATCCCACAGAGTTCGAGGCTTATATTCAAGGAAGAAAGCGAGGTTTGTTTGCTATCTATGGATCTGAATTTGACCTCGCTCGACTCCTTGACGACATTGAGCGCGCTTCTTTCCTTGTTGCGCACAATGCCAAGTTCGAAATCGGATGGCTCATCAGAGCTGGTATCGAACCACGAGACATAATTTGCTGGTGTACTCAGATAGCTGAGTACGTAATTGCTGGTAATCGTAAATTAGCCGGAGGATTATCCCTTGACTCTACCCTCGAACGATACAAACTCGGTAATAAGCTGCATTATGTGCGGACGCTCATTGAGCAAGGAGTCTGTCCGAGCAATATACCCATCAGTGATCTTGTCAGGTACTGCGTTGTGGATGTTTGCAGAACCGAAGATCTTTTTCTTCGACAGCGAAAGAGGGTTTTTGACGGATCGTTACTTAACGTCTGCTGCGGTAGAAACCTTTGCACACCGATGCTCGCCGAGATCGAGTCCAGAGGCATCCAGCTTGCAGAAGAGAGAGTATACTCTGTATCTAAAGCTGAAATTGGAAACTACAACCGACTTACTGGGGAACTGGAACGCTTTTGTGGAGGAATTAACTGGAACTCTCCAAAGCAAGTCGGAGAACTCTTGTATTCAAAACTTGGGTTTGACGAACTTAGAGATAGGCACGGCGAGCCTATTCGGACTGAAACCGGTAAACTCAGTACGGATGAGCGAACAATTAGCCTCCTTCGTGCTAGGACAAGGGATCAAAAAGAATTTCTAAATCTGTATTTGGAACTTGCTCCTCTTAAGAAGCAGGTTCAGATACTGGAGAAGATGCTAGAGGCTTGTGAGCAAGATAAAGGCCTTATATATGCTACGTTTAATCAGACGGTCACACAAACCCATCGTCTCTCGTCAACCGGAGGTAAATACGGATTCCAGTTCCAGAACATCCCTAGATCCTTCAAGAGACTATTTCGAGCTAGGAATAAGGACTGGAAGATTATTGATGCGGACTGCCCCCAACTCGAATTTAGAGTTGGAGCTGACCTGGGCCATGACGCAACGGCAAAAGCAGACGTTCTTGGACGGCTTGACATCCACAAGTTCTCGGCTTCAATACTCGGGACATCACGACAAGATGCTAAGCCTCATACGTTTAAACCGCTCTATGGCGGCCAATCAGGTACTCCACGGGAACGTGCATATTATGCCGCATTTAGAGAACGATACCACAGTATATATGACACTCAAATGTCCTGGGTTTACAGTGTACTTGAGCACAAGGCTCTTAAAACCGCAACCGGATTGGTCTTTTATTGGCCTGACACTAAGGTAACTAAAAGTGGATGGATTACGAACACTCCTTCAATATTTAACTATCCTATCCAGATGTTCGCTACTGCTGATATTTCTCAGCTCTCTATGCTTCTGGTGTGGCATTCGTTACGTGGAATGGCCTCCTATATCAGTAACACTGTTCACGATAGCTCAGTACTTGAATGTCCGAGCGTGGAGCTGGAGCTTGTAAAGGAGATTCTAGTAGATGCCTACACCAGTAGAATCTATGATACGCTTCTTGATCTTTACGGCTATAGTTTTTCTATGCCTTTGGGGATCGGCGTTAAGGTGGGCGATTTCTGGGGAGAAGCGGCAAACGAAGAAAAATTTGAAAACGAGGAAAAATTCACCTGGTCCAAAGCCGCCTGAGACTAAAGTACAAGAGTATTATAAAATGAACGAGGAAAAGAACAATAATGAACGAAAGACAGAAAACCAAGGGACAAGTGAGCTGGGCAGCGGGAAAGCCATTCCGGGGCGTGATGAGTTACTCGTTCCGCCTGAAGAACGAGGAAAAATGGTTCAATTGCGGCCCTACGGACCCCAAGGTCCAGAAGGGCGATATTGTGGAGTTTGAGTACGAGCAAGTAAATGGAGGATACGGTGTTTTCTCCGATACAATTCAGATCATTAGCCCTGGTGCTACTAGCTCTTATACTCCTAAGACTAATTGGAGCGGCAATAAGAATAGCTCTAGCAATGCAGGGTCAAAGGACGGTTACTGGGATGACAGGTTGCAACGTGACATTGAAAACGATAAGTACCGAAAAGAAAACGATATACGAATCCAGTATCAAGCCGCACGTAATAGTGCGATCGCGGTTCTGGACATTCTTACTCGGGAAAAGGCACTCATTATTCCGGACAAGAAGGGAGCCGCGAACGAGGTTTTGATGGCAAAGCTCGAGGACTTGACGAATCTTTTCTTTCACAAGACCAGCGCAGTAGGAGTATCTACCGATGAAGCCTTTGAAGAAAGCTCAAAAGAGGCTTGACGCTAGGGTTAATGATTTTAATGCCACTATGAAGACACCCTCGGATTCTAAGGTGGAACAACGTAAGAATACTGGAGGCTATACAAAGCCAGGAAGTATGCAAAAGAAGGGGTAATTGATGACGGAATTAAAGAAAAAGATTACGGAAAACGAGCATTACGAATTGTGGGTTGCTAGCTTACCTGATACTCCTACGGATATTTATGCTATAGTGAACAAAGAGCACGGAGTAGTAGAGATGAGTACCAGCGTGCTTTATCACGCCAGGAAAATGCTTACTTCTCTCAATGAATGGGAATCAGGTAAAGAGCCTCAGCAGCCGCATACCGACCAGTTACCAGAGATTTTTAACTAATGATAGTGTGTATAGTAGGTTCAGAAGCCGCTAAGTTTACCCAGGAGACGGAGAAGATAGCCAGGCAGGCTATAATTACTTGTCTATCTCCTGGGGACTTCGTGATTTCTGGTGCTTGCCACTTAGGTGGTATAGACCGATGGGCTATAGAGGAAGCCAAGGCCCTAGGTCTGGAGACCCAAGAGTACCCTCCCGCTACTCAGAAATGGGAGGGAGGGTACAAACAACGAAACTTGGCTATGGCCGAGGCTTGCGATAAGTGCGTCTGTATTACGGTAAAGGAATACCACGAGAACTACACAGGAATGCGGTTCGAGAAGAAGTGGAACGGAGATTTGTCAAATCAAGAATTTTATATGACTCCTGCACCAGTGTGCTACCACTGTAAGACTATAGGAAATCACGTTAAGTCTGGTGGGTGCTGGACTATGAAAGAAGCAGCCAAGCTTGGTAAACAGACTCAACTGATTGTAATATAAAGGTGATTTGTGGGAAAAAGAATAGCCGCTCTAGACGGGGATGGATTCCTGTACAGGATAGCAGCTTCCATGGAAAAGGTTAAATACGGAGTGTTCACCCCCAAGGGGTTTACGGAATTTGGAAGTGCCAAGGAGGCGCGTGAGTGCCGAGACAATAGTCACAATGTCTCCCCTCACGTATGGACAAGAAGGGAGGTAGGGACTCTAGATGAGGCTATAGCACGGCTCAGGATGGCCGTGAACAAGGCGATGATGCTTACGGAAGCTAGCGAGCTTTTGTTCATCGTCTCAGGACCTAGGAATTTCAGGGATCAAATAGGAACTATACGGAAGTATAAGGGGAACAGGGATAGTACAGCTAGGCCCATTCTCTTAGGGGATTTGAGGGAATGGGCCGGGAACGAGTATGATGGGTTTATGGAATCGGATAATATGGAATCCGATGACGTAATATCTATTATGATGACCGATAACGAGGATGTAATAGCTGTATCTAATGATAAGGATCTTAAACAAGTCCCAGGTCACCACGTTAACTGGGTGACCGAAATAAGGGAGTATATAGATACGGATAGTGCTTCTAGGAACCTGTACAAGCAGATTCTTACCGGAGACCCTGGAGATAATATAGTAGGGTGCTGGGGAGTAGGCCCTCAGACTGCCTCAGAATTAGTCAAAGAGTGGAAAGAGGGCGGTCTCAACGAACAAATGATGTGGTCTTATATTGTAGAGGAATACGAGAAAAGCAAGAAATTAAAAGATTGTCCATATGTAGATATAGCAGCCGAGGACGTGGCAGAAGAGATGTTCCTCCTAG